AATTTATTACGCGTGTGCCGTTTGTAAGCAGGTTTTTCACCGAAATGGAGTACCCGACGCCGAGAAACCCAGTAGGCGATATCGAGGTTCTGGCTTATGATGGTTCGCGTTCCGGCGAAGCTTATGGTTGAGATGATGTTGAAATGATAGATGACATTGATATTTTCGGTTACAACATGGGTGGCAGCGTCAGCGATATGATGCGTGATCCTAAGTTGGAGCGTGAGCCAATTACTCTTCCCACTGGTCCGCAGGTGGCCAATTTTGCAGCGAATTTCGCGCCTGGTGCCGGGTCAATTGATGCTGGCTTCGG